GATGAGAATATCTATCTCGGGCCGGTGCCGGACGGTGCTTATAACATCGTTCAAACCTATTTCGCGTTCTCGCCATTGTCTGCGACGAATCCCACCAACTGGCTGATGACCAATTATCCGGACGTGTATTTGTTTGGTTCGCTGGTAGAATCGCAGGCGTTCACGCAGGACGCGCAGGCTGCGGCAGGGTGGGAGCAACGCTATCAGGCGGCAAAAGTCTCGCTCGACCAGGCGGATTTTCGTTCTCGCTTGTCGCCCGATTCCGCAATGGCACCAGATATCTGGGCTTACTGATGATTGAGATATTGCCATTCGCTGAATGGCTACCCGATCAGCCGGACGCTTATAATCCAGGCAGCACCAATATTCTGAACGTTTATCCCCGAACCGCGCAGTCTTACGGGCCGGTCAAAGCGCTTGTGCCTTATTCGACCACTGGGCTTTTGGCGCGCTGCCAGGGCGGATTTCCGGCAATTGATAGCTCCGAGACGATCACGCTGTTTGCTGGTGATGCGTCGAACCTCTACGCGCTAGGAGCTGGTTCGACCGCTTGGAATGTAGTGAGCAAATCAGCCGGCGCATATTCCTGCCCGTCCTCGGCATTCTGGGCATTCCAGCAATTCGGGCAAAATGTCTACGCCTCAAACAACTCCAATCCCTTGCAGCAGTATTCACTCAGCGGCGGGACGTTCTCAGATGTGACCGGTGCACCGCAGGGTAAGTTTATGGCGGTCGTGCGCGATTTCCTGGTGATGGCGAACACCTATGACGCGGTGAACGGGACACTAAATCAGCGCGTCTGGTGGTCTGCGATCAACAATCCAACCAACTGGCCGACTGTTGGCAGTACAGCAGCGCAGACGGTTCAGTCTGATGCACAGGATATTGCGGGCACGCAGGGTCAAATCCAAGGGATATTCAGCCAGCTTGGCTATTGCGATGCGGCAGTGTTTTTTGAGCATGCCATTTACCGGATGCAGTACATCGGCTACCCGGTGATATTTGAAATCCAGGCTGCGGAAGGCGCTCGGGGCACGCCTGCACCATATTCCTGCGTCCAATTTGGTGCGGTGGTGTATTACCTCGGGGAAGACGGGTTTTACATGTTCGACGGGGCGAACTCTACGCCCATCGGCGCGCAGAAGTTCGATGTTTTCTTCTTCGGAGACGTGAACAAGAATTTTCTGTATCGGATGCAAGGCGCAGTTGACCCTGTAAACCGCCTGATTTTGTGGTCGTACCCATCGACGGCCAGCACGACCGGCACGCCAGACAGCCTTATCATCTATAACCCGGTTATTAACCGATCCTCATTGGTTCGTGGGATTTCGCTGGAATATATGCTGCGGTTGCTTACCATCGGGTACTCACTGGAGTCACTTTCCGCGATTTATCCGAACCTTGATACCGTCCCGTATTCGCTTGATGACCAGATTTGGACGGGTGGTAACATCATCATCGGAGCTTTTGACAGCGCCACGCATAATCTGAATTATTTCACGGGTGCGGCACTCGCCGCCACGCTGGAGACGCCAGAGAAGCAGCTCAACCCGGATGGCCGGACTTATCTGAAGACGCTGAGGCCCATCACGGATGCTCCGCGCTCAGTCCTGACAGCGCAAGACGGCAGCGAGATCGTCAACACGCTCATTCCTTACGATACAATTGATCTCCTGGCTCCTGTAACGGCGGCGGTGGCAGCACGGGAAACGATTGGGTCCGCTGTGGCCTACGCGGCGGCTTTACCGATCAACCAATGGGGCACTGTGCCAGCTTATGCCTCGGGGCGCTTTCATCGCGCACAGGTAAATATCCCGTCCGGAGCGGTCTGGAACCATGCGCAGGGCGTGGAAGTGGACTTTAGCCCGCAGGGTGTGCGGTGACCACACAACCGTATTTCCCTGGGGTTGCGCCCGACCTCGCGGATAGCCGGAAGCACCGTAGACAAATCGCTGGTGTTTTAAATAACGTTCTGCTAGGTAAGACTAACAACGTCGCGAGTGTTACACTCACCCCAAGCGCAACGAGTACGGTTTTCACGAATCCTTCGCTGAGCGTGCATACCGTCCTCCATTTTAGCGCAACCACAGCCTCGGCGGCTGCGGCATTAGCGGGTCTGTATGTCTCCGCAAAGGCGACTGGCTCCTTCACTTTGACACACGCCAGCAATTCTTCAACGACCCAAACTTTTGATGTGGTGATGATCGGATGAGCGGTTCTCTCGGCTTCGGTGCGGTAAATCCGCAATATCTTCAAATGCTCGCGATGCAGCAGGCCGCGCAAGGCCCCCAAGGCGTCCAGGGCGGTCCTCAGCCATCGTTGACCGGGCAACCGATCAACTATCAGGGGCCTGTGATTACGCCGCAGCAGCCCATGCAACTGGGCGCTGGGCAGATGCCCATGTCGGGTGGGCAGGGCGTGCAGCCGGTTCAAGCGCCTCAGAGTGCAGGACAGCAGATATTGGCGGCGTCTGGTGGCAACCCCTTGCAGCAGCTTCAACAGTCTTTTGGAGCCAACGCGCAGAATCAAGCTCAAGCAAACGCACAGCCGAACGCTAATACAATGTCCACGGCAGCTTTAGCGCAACACCAGGGCGCAAACCCCGGCATGGGCGGATTACTGCAATCCATTCTCCAAAAATACACGGGTTATTAATGGCGACCCTGCGGCTGCTCGCAGATTTCGAGATCATGCCCCGCGCACTGGATTTGCTGCGCTGGCTTGTCCCTGCGTGCAAGACGGCGAACGGTCGATTCAATGAATGGGACGTTCTAAACGGCGGTTTAACGCGCGATTATCAGATTTGGATTGCAGAGGATGGGCGCGAAGTTATCGCGGTTGGGGTTACGCGGATTACTGAATACCCCCGCGCGCGGTCCTGCAAGGTGCATATCGGCACCGGGAAGAACCGCAAAGCGTGGCAGGGCTTCATGCTCGACCTGATGGCTTGGGCAAAGACGCAAGGCTGCACATTGTTTGAGGCTCATACCCGTTCCGGCTGGGCGCGCGTGTTCAAAGGCACGCTACATCAATCTCATGTTTTTCTTGAGGCGCGGATCTAATGGGAAGTTCAGCACCCTCCAACACCACTCAAACCACGACCAGCACCCCTTGGGCGGCTCAGCAGCCGTATCTTGAGCAAGGCTTTCAGGCGGCGTCGAACCTCTACAACAACTATACGCCGCAATATTACCCCGGAAGCACGGTCTCGCCACTGAACTCTCAGCAAACGACCGGGCTGAACTCAATCTATAATTACGGCATGAACGGTTCGCCGGTATCCAATGCCGCGAACACCGAACAGGCCGACACGTTGAACGGCGACTATCTCAGCGCGGGAAATCCATACTTTCAGCAGATGTCCAACAGCATCGCGGCGACCGTTACGCCCCAGGTGGAAAGCCAATACGAGGCGGCGGGACGTTATGGATCGGGCGACGCGGCCAATGCCACAGCCTCGGCTTTATCAAATGAAGAAGGGCAGCTTGCTTTTCAGAATTACGGAAATGAACGCTCTATCCAGCAGCAGGCTGCTTTCAACGCGCCATCGATCAACAATCAGAATTTGACCAATCTGAACGCTGCGACTTCGGCGGGAAATGCGTACCAGAATCAGTCTCAGAACGAGCTGAACAATCAGGTCAACGCCTATAACTATTACCAACAATTGCCCTATCAGCAGCTTCAATCTTATCAGGATTCGATCAACGGCACGTATGGCGGGACATCCACCTCGACGCAGCCGTATTACTCCAACCCTGTAGGCAGCGCGCTTAGCGGCGCGTTGGGTGGGGCTGCATCCGGCGCGGCGCTTGGAAGCGTTGTCCCTGGCGTTGGGACGGGTATTGGGGCAATAGGCGGCGGTCTCGTTGGCCTCTTGGCGGGCCTCTGATGAGCGGCGGTCTTCTCTCCCTATTCGATCCGAACGCTACGCCGGCACAGCAGCAATCCGGCGTACCGTGGATGGGCTTGCTCGGCGCGGCGCAGGCATTGGCGCAAGCATCCAGCCCGAAGCCGTATAAGACGCCTTTGGGCGATATTATCGGCATGGGGGCTGGGGGTTTTGGGACCGGTCTGGGCGCTGCTCAACAGGCGTTGAGCAATAACAACTCGATCCAATCTGGTCAGATGCAGAACCAACTCACAAAGGCGTCGATGCCTTTGCAATTGGCGATTCAGCAACGCATGGCGCAAATGTACGGTGTGCCGATTCCGGGGCAGCAACAAGCCGGAGCGCCGCAAGGGCTTTTGGCTTCCGGTGCGGTTGCTCCTGATAGTGCTGGGGGGCTTCTGCCAGCCGCAACGGGCACAGGTGGCACGCAACCGCTTATCCCAGCTCCGATGGCAATGCAGTATGCAATGCTCGATGGCGCGAAGGGTGATAGCCGGGGGCAACAGGCTTGGTTGTCATACCTCCAGAATCTTACGCCGTCTCGGGGCACTCAGGTACTGTCTGATGGCTCTGTAGCTCCTGTGCCGGGTTCCACTTCTTCCGAATTTGCGATGAGCAACGCAGGCGCGGCGGGTAGTGCGACCGGTACGAACACGGTTGATAACGCGATGAAGCCGCTCGACATCGGCACGGCGGATCATCCGATTTACACAACCGCCAATCAGGCGGGGATTGTTGGGGGAGCGGGAGCGGTTCCCGGTGCGGTTGGCGCTCCCGACCCGACGAACAACCCCGGGAATCTTCGACCGCCTGGCGCAACGACCGGCTTTCAGAACTTCGCCAATCCGGCGCAGGGCATTCAAGCTGTGTCCGATCAACTGCGGACCTACGGACAGCGCGGGATTAACACGCTGTCCAGTCTTGCCGCGACATATGCGCCAGCAGGTGATGGCAACAATAATCCCAATCAATACGCGCAGAATCTTTCTGCGTGGACGGGCATTCCGCCCAATGTGCCGATTAACTTCAATGACCCGAAAACCAATGCGATGGTGACGGGTGCCATCTTGCGCGCGGAAAGTGGTCCTCCGGGCGCTGCCCAACAATCCCCATCTGGCCCGCAAAGCGTGGGAGCGCCGGGCGTCACGGTAAATACCCTCCCAGGCGGCGGCGTGGCCGTAAATGACACGTCCGGCGTTCAGGAGGATTTGCT